ATACCTGTGAATAAGGATTCCACTTCTCACCAACAATCGCATCACGATTGTTTTCAGCAATTCCGATAGCCTGTTTATGAACTGAATTCATATACTTTCCACCAACCTTGTATCCAATACAGCCTGCCCAAATCTGGTTTGTCTTAAGTTCGTCTGGCGTGACCTGGAGTATCTTACAAAAGGTTGGATGGCACCAGCGTTCGTTTGTCTGTTCGTGATCATCCAAGAGGAAAATGTCCTTATCCTGAATAGCAGACCAAATCGCTGTAATGGGGGACGCAATCGAGATGCCTGAATCCATATAGAGTACAAGGGTTCCAGGCTCACTCTTATTGGCGACTTCCGTATGTAGCCAGAGCTTCCAAGCGAAATGCTGAGGCTCCCAAAAGTCACGCCAGGGACCGTGCTGCTCTGGAAAGCGGCGAACTTCAGTTGCACCATACTGTTGAAGAAGAGCGCAATGCTCATCAGTTACATCCTTCCATACATAGACAATCCTTGGAACGTTTGGCTCATAGAACTTCATAGACACAATAATATTGACTGCTGAGTCTAGATAGTGCTTATTCGCCGCAGTTACAAATACGCGAGGTGCTGACATTGTGACGGGTGCAGCAGGTGCAGCGGGGGCAGCAGGGGCAGCGGGCGCAGGGGGCGCAGGGGGCGTCGAAGATTGAGCTGGCTGGGACGGGTATAGCTGGGAATAATTCATTGTTTCATACATTGTACCAAAAGTCTCCGCTTTAGCCCAAGAATCGATCTTCACATCTGCGTCCAAAATGAGTTTAAAAACGCGCTTACCTACCTGTTCCATTATATTCTCACAATGTGCACGCTTGCCCGGTGTAATTGCCGGCACCGACGCCATTTTACGCCAAAGCGCCGGATCATCCATAACCTTTTTCACTGCCTGAATCAGTTCCTCAGGCTTGCTTACCTGATTTGCGTTAATGAATCCGCTCGAATCAAAATCGCGGTCAACAAAAGGATCTCCCCAATAAATGGGCACAGCACCCGCAACCTTTGCGTGAAAGATCTTCTCCGTCGTATAGCCAGGACCCGCCGAATTTTCATATGTAATCACAAACTTGTAGTCCTTGTAATACTCAACCTTTGCAAGTTCACCGCCGCCACCGCCCAAACCCGCCGGAATAGGACCCTCAGGACGATTGCACATCAGTCGCCCCGCAGAATCGACCGGCTTCCAATTGTTGAGAATCTGGAACGCCACATTACGATTATTATTGTTCGGATTCGTGGCAACAAAGGCGCAGAACTTACTCTTATTATCAATAACTGACTGATCAACTGTAGTGGCGGCTTGGACGGAAACAGGACGCGGGTTGACAATCTTATTTGGGTCTCCGCCAAACCAATTCACCTCAATAATCCATAAAGGCAGGCGAATGTAATTGGACGCCGTGCTATACTGAAAACCAAGGCTCAACATAATATCCTTGTCGTTCGGTGGCGGCGTGTTTTCACCTGTAAACCATAGTTTGCTCACACCAGGATACGCCTTTTCCTGTCCTTGGCTGAGGGGTCCATAGACTACTAGATTTGGAGTCTTGCTGTCCAGGATAACACGGATATTATTTGTTACACCAATCCAAGAGAATAGATACATAAAGAAGTTGTACTTCGGCACAAACTCACTCCACAACTCACAAAAATGTACGCGTAGTTCCTTTGTTTGGCTATGGGGGATTATAGATTTAGGAATAGACTTGGGTGTGATAGCACGCTTCAAGAACTCATTATATGTTGTTGAAAGCGCAACCGGCGAAAATCGCTTAACAAGTTTTACCTTCATTGCGCCGTGGACACTTGTGTTAAAAAGGAGTTTATCATTTTCGTAATCCTTCTTGAGTCGTGCCCACGCTGCGGTTGCATCTATAATTTGATTGAGCTTATATCCATACGGCGCACCCATTTCAGTTAAAAGATCGCAGTTGTGGATAAGAGGAATACCAAGATACAGCGCGTCAAGCATAAACATCTTAAGGGGGCGGAACCGCTGATGCGCAATAATAAACGACTTTTCCATACGTAGATCTGGTAGTCTAACACGAGGTACAATAGCACCACTGATATCAGGTAGCAGTAGATTCTTCACAACATTAGTCTTAAAAAACTCATTGGTAGCGACGTGTTCACCATTGTGAACATTGAAACGCACAGGATCGCCCTTGACGCGAATCTGCGTTAGAATATTTAACGGAATATTACAATGGCTCGTATTACTGAAATTGCTTTCAACAATACGTGCACACCAAGAGGCTGACGGATGTGCGTCCTTGGGTATTAATCCTTCAACGCGTTTTGCCGACTCTTTCCACTCTGGTACACTATTCTCCTGACAAAAGATGTTGAGAGCTTCAGGATTCCATAGAAAAGGTACTTGGAACACCTGAACACCTGACAAAAACTCGAGGTATCTGACGTCCTGTGCCGAATAGAAATCGTAGGTGGCGATCGCGGTTATGTGTTTGAACGACCGTTGATTGTTATTCCAAGGATATACGGATGACTCGATGTCGTGAAAAATGGGGGGCTGGTGGACCCAGAGAATACGGTGATCGGCGACTTTGGGGCGATCCTCTGTCGGAAACGACCAGACCACTTCAAAAACGGCGTCGTAGTGGTCGGTCGATTTTGGGTCCCAGGGCGCACGCGGGGGAAGAGAGGCTTTGAGCCCTTGGACGTCCATAAACCAGTCCTGCTCGCCGGCAGGGTAAAGGAGTGTTACATTGTTCCCTGCGGTTTGGAGCGCCTTTGCCAATGAGCACGCTACCTGGGGAATGCCGCCACTGAAATAGCTGTTAAGAAATCTTACAGTGATGCCAACCTTCATTGTGGTCTATAAGATGTCTTATCGTTCGTTTTTAGACCGGCTTCGTTGCCGCGGGCGCTAAAAAACTAAAGGGAATATGATAAGTATAAAATTAAGCCGTCAGGTAGTGGGGCTTGACGAAACGCTGAAGGTTGAGCATCTTTAGCTCGTCGTCTGGCGTTAGTGCAAGCAGTGTGCGGAGTGCTGTATCCGTCCTGATGATCTGCTTGTCAACCAGATTTTTTTCCTCCGCATACTTATAGATTGCCGAGGTTACCTCACAAGGTGAAAGCATTGTTCCATTCCGAATGCCGAGGAAAGAACATAGCTGAGGGGACAGACGCTTTGGCGTTGTGAAATTATCAGGGAGACTATACCAATCGGGTGAGTCATCAGCACGAAAGAAGCCCGCCGCCTTATCAGCAGCCTCCTTACGATCCAGAGCGACGGCAAGTGCCTTGGAAAGTGTGGCGATATCAGCCTGGTCAACAGTTACAGAGGACGACATCTTCAAATCTAAGATGGGGGAAGTGACAACCAACCACCGCCGGTGGGGCTAATCAAATTTTACCGCCCAGAGCCAGAAAAAAACACATTTGTCACTCTAATAGGAAATCCGATTAGAGTGACAAAAAATACTAGATTTATGGTTTCCCGACGAAGGGGGTCAGAGGGGACTCTTGGGTCGCCGGCGCCCGCACAAATAGGAGCTCCTTCCACCCTTCAATATTACTGGGGTTGTTGATGGAAAAGTTCCACGTCAGCTGCTTGACCTGTGCTGCGTAGGCTACCTTATTGCATTCGTGATACTTAATAATACGCTCAATCTGATCTGCTCCACCATCAAAGTCATTTGTATCGTAATAATATCCGTATTCCTTGAAACGCTTGATATTATGAACAACAGGGAAGCCCATTGTGATAAACTCTAAGAAGCTGTAATTATATTCGTTATTTACCTGATGCATTACAATAATTGCCGAGGGGAATGCTTTTACCAAGTTGACAATATGAGCCCGCGGGGTAAGTTGGAGTTTACCATTTGTATGAATGGTAAGATTTGGTAAGATCGACGCCTGATAATATGGGCTCTGCTTGAGACGCTCGCCATTGATTGCAATAATCTGTTCAACGCGCTGAGGATGACGGCGATAATACGCCTCCATAATCATAATAGGAATGACCGAGTTCTTCTGGAAACTAATATTTGGCTCCATAATGACAAACGTGCGCTCTGATTCAAGGGATAGCCCTTTATCATCATACGCCTGCCCTACATCTTCAATAAACATAGGGTCCCACACGTATGGGGCAATCCGTGTCTTCCCACAAAGGGCGTTGATTGAGCCGGCGTATTCGGCGTGAAAATCGTAGTGCGGGCTTACCCAAATCTCGTCGAGTTCGCCGGCAACGTGATGACTAAAATTAACGCCCTTCATAAATGTAATTGTTTCAATATCAATGTTCAAGATGTTGCCAAGGTAGAGCTTTGACACCTTGGCACCCATAGATCGGAAAAATCGTCGAATGCCTGGGTCGCATGACATACCCATTTCGAGGTACGATACAACAGGGAAAGGGTTTGCTGCGTATATCTTAAAATCCATCATACGGAACTTCTTGTGAACCGTTGCATCTTTGTGATTCTCGTTATTGTCAACAAGTAGCCAGGGCTTGAGCCCCATTACCTCCAGCATACGATAGATAATATAGACATTTTGAAATAGACCATTCGCCCAAATATGTTCATCTGGAATGCGAATCGTCGTTAAAATAACATTGGGCTTGTCGTCCGTCGCTTTGAGCTCGCTCAGCTTTGGCGGGGTTACAGGCTGGATGGAAAGCCCATAGCCGGTGCTGATGTTCGGAAAACTCATCGTTAGTCATTCTGGGTTTTATTGTTTTAAGCCTACGCCTGGGGATAGACCGAGCCTGTTGCTTTAAAGCGGTTTAGAGCGTTGCGTACCTGCTTCTGAACATGCGAGGGCATATGTGGGTCTGCCAAATAGGTGATACGAATATTACGGTTTGTGCGCGCAATTTGTTGCGGTGTTGTTTTACCTGTCATCCAGTTTTGCACAATCTGGCTACCGTTGTTGAGCTTCGGCAACAGGCGGCGTGTACCATTTTGACGGTTCAGATTTGTGCGACGAGCTTTACGAGTTTTTGCCATTCTAATTTGGATCATGGAAAAATACGCAGTCCAGACGCTTTAATAAGCATCGCTTTTGTTAACTTTTTTGGTGCTTTCGCATATTTTAGTGTTTTAGACTGTTTGATAGTATGCGGATATTTAAATGTTTTCTGAGTCTTGAACGTGTTTTTGTACATAGTTTGTAATTCCTTTGTCGGTAGTTTTCCAAACACCCACGCATTCTTACAAACCTTTTCCTTATACCCTGCTTTTAGACACTTTCTAGTAAATTGTCTAATAGAAGATTTCTTCATCTCTATTTTATAATTTTATTTACTGTTATTTACTGACAGCGTCCCGCTTCAGCAATCTCCGCGCCATTACACATACACGTCTGTGTCTTACAAATATCCCCGTTCTTGATCGCCGGTGGAAAAACATATTCATTCTGGAAACCCTCGTATTTTTTAACAATAGCCTCAACCGCCTTGTGTGTTAATGCGTAAATAACTGCAAATAGAAGACCGTGTGTGAGCGCAACAACTAACGGCTTTCCCTTCGGTGGTAATGTAACAAGTATGCCGGGTGTAAGCACAACAAACAGCAGTGCTGTAAAGGCAGTCATTAAGGAGTGAAACATCTCTATTGATGTGCGGGTTTAAAATTCAGTAGGTATAAATTAAGGAGATTCACAATGACATCTCGCTCCGGTGGTTTAATGGAACTTGTGGCAAGGGGTAAAAAAGACATCTTTTTCACCGCAAATCCCACAGTGTCCTTCTTTCACAGCGTCTACATGCGCTCTGTACCTTTCACCAAGGAAATCTATATAACCCAGCCACGCAATCAGCCTGATTGGGGGCGCTGGGTAGATTTTGATATTGACCATCGAGGCGATATGGCAAAATACTTTTTTCTCCATATCCAACTGCCTACGTGGTTACCGCCAGCAGCAGTGGCAGCAAATCCTACCGGTATTGTAACCGACGCCAGTGGTGTCACCTTTGGATATACAAACAACACTGGATTCCAGATTATAGATAAGATTCAGATCTTTCAAGACCAGGTCCTTATTCACGAAACATATGGTGAATATCTATCGTGGAGGCAACGTCAAATGGCGGAAACGGGTCCTGTATTTCTAATGAACGACGAAGTTGGCTCACGCGTAGAAACCCCCCTTGCCATTGGACGCTCTGCCACATTAGCAGAACTACGTGTTCCTATACCAGTTCTCGGCGCCGAAGAGGCGTTTGCTCCTGGATTTCCTCTTGTTGCCCTAAGTCAGCAGCGTTGGCGTATTCGTATCTATCTACGCAAGTTGAACGAGGTTGTGGTGGCAAGTGATGGACGCCTACAGCCCCAGCCGTGGGGTGGTAAGCCCCTGCGCATTCAGGCGACACAGGGGGGACCTATTGATACTACACAAGTAACACTTCCATTAGAGCAGATTCAGCCGATTCAAATGAGTTTAGAATCCACCCAACTCTATCTACCCCGTGATGCGAATCTATGGATAAAATCACAGACCTTACGTATTCCTTATACAAATATTCGCCACGAACAATTCACTATCGAGGATAATTCGTTTACTGCTGCTTCTCCACCCTACTCAGCAACTGTACAACTCCCCTTTACCATTGATATGATTGGCTCAGTCAGTCGTATGTTAGTAGGTCTCCGGTCGTACGCATCCACGCTTGCTGGACAACGCCTTGTCCTATCTGCCGCTGATAACTCAGCCTTTTTAACGTCTTTACGCCTGAATATTTCCAATATTGATCGTATTAAACAATGGGATATTGCGGTATTTCGTGAAGTAACTGCCTATTGGAAAAGTATTCGTATAGGACTTGACTATACATATCCAGTTCCTCAAGAAGTCTATGTTATTACCTTCGGTGCGTTTGATACCGCGCAGCCCGCCGGTACCCTACAATTTACCCGCGCCGTTCTTCCCGTCCTTTATCCTGTGCTAGGTCCTATACCTCTAGATCCTCGTAATAATAGTCGTAAGACCTTCTTATTAAGTTATGGTGAAGCGTGGAATGTGTTT